CTTTTGCGTTGAGGTCTAAAACTATCGTTCTCGGCATTACTCATCATCACCGCCTTGACCTGTGTGCTGTCTTAAAGCGTAGTGAACATGATAATGTCCTCTCGCAATAGCAGCTACACGATACTTGGCTGTTTCGGGAATGACATTGCCATCGTTATCGAGTGGCGGTTCCGAATCCCACAGAAGAGTCCGCTCATCAATACCTAAATCCATTTTGGCTGTGGACATTGTGTTTGAGTAGTTGACTTCAAGCCCAAAGATGTCATGATCTGTTAATCCTCTGGAAGGTGAGATATTTGCTCTCGTCATTTTGGGAGCACCGTATGCTTTTGACATCTCTCCTGTGAAGTCTCCGTTCTCATCCACAACAGGAACGGGATCTTCTTTCAGTGCGTACCAAATCTTCTGCGTGTTGATCCTAGCGTTCAGCATCAAACCACCTCGCATATCGGTACGACATCATTGAGGATTGTCTCGTTCTTCCACATCCGTGTGGTTCCTGCATCAGTGAGCATCGATAAGCCCTCTGCTCCGATTCGCCCGTACAGTTCCGGGATAATCGTCATTGCGATATCGTATTTTCTTCGTTCAAAATAACGGTTTACGTCAGCTTCTATCATTTCGTCCGTGTAGGACTCCGGATAGTTGCGTTTAAACTTGTAAGTGTCAATAACGGATTGGCAAAGCGCAAGGAGGAAATCATTCTTGATGTCTTCTCCAATGCGCTTAAAGTACATTTTTGCTATCTCAAGAAGTTCCTCGTCCATGCGTTATACACCTGCCTTCCGTCTGCCTCTTCTCGGTACTGCCGTTTCCACAGGTTTCTGCGGTTTCGGCATGAAATCTTCCTCCACCGCAGGTTTCTCTGTGTATCTTTTCCAACCTACTTTTGCATAGGCCGCAAACTGATGTTCATCGAGAACCTCCATGACGGCACCGTTCTTCTCGATTTTAATCATGGATTATGTCCTCCCGATCAGTGCAGTTCGTAGTAGGTCTTGCCGTCCGTTACGGAAGTATCTTCGGTCTTGCTGTAAACAGAACCTGTCTTCTCGAACCAACCCTGTGCTTTAGGATTGCCTGCCGGAGAAGCTACAGCGGTAAATCTGTCGAAGCCGGTCACATTGCCGTGTACAACAATTGCATCACGTTTCTTGTTAAGGACGAAGCAGTCATAACGGAAACGTGCTTCAACGAGCCATCCGCTGATTCCCGGCGCATCGTCATGGATCTTGAACTCCTGAAGTTTGACAGGAGACGGAGCAACAACCGGATTGGTGATGATGAAGTCAACACCTGCCGGGAAGTAACGGGCCGGAGCCTTGATTACCGGAACACCATCGATCTCGCCAACAACGCCATTGATGGCGATTCTGGTAGCCATATCGCCGGATTTGGTAAAGTTCGGATCGAGTTTGATGAAGTTGTAGTAAGCCGGAGTACAGATACATACTCTGCCGCCCTGCGGAGCAAGGTCATTGTCAAGAATCTCCTGTGCCTTGAGGAATTCCTCGTAAGCGTTCGCTTTGGTGATTGTGGTAGTCAGTACGTGAGAAGCGCCGCTGACAGAACCATATGCCGGAACGTTTGCACACAGGGTAGCGATCCTGTAGGTATCAAGAGCCGGAACCACCACATTGTCGATGTTCTCTGCCAGAGTAGCAGCTGCCTCCATCGTACCCATAGTGTCCTGCTCGGTCTTCTTATCGATGATGTAAGTAAGGGATTTATCCTGTCCGAGGGTCATCTCCTGCACATCATTACCGAGATCTTCCGGAGTACCGTAACGGGAAAGGCCTGATGCCTGATAGTTATTCAGTGCGGTAAGTGCGCGGCTGAATACCTTTACGGTCTGTACACCGATCCAGTCGAAGTTCTGATTAACAAGTCCATTCGTAATTGCTCCGTGCGTAAAACGCATATCTACCTGCGGAGCATATTTAGCTGCATAATTGATTGTAGCCATCGCTTATGTCTCCTTTCGTTTAAAACCTTGTCGGGACAGAATTGAACCCGGCAAGGAATGGGTCATTATCTGCATCGCCAGATCCACCTCCGAGCGGTTCCGGACGATTCTTCATCCACTCGGCTTCTCTGGCTTTCAGAAGATTCTCTGTATGCTGTTTCTGAATCTTGGCAAGCTGATCGTAATCACCTGCCACCTCTGCTTCTGCGGCCTCGGTTGCCAGTTTCTCATCCATGCCCTGGAGTGCGTATCGACCTTTGGCTTCGGCTTTTTTGCGGAATGCCACCAGTTCATCGAACTGTTTCTGACGTTCCTCTTTTGCCTTTTCCTCTTCCTCTGCCCGAATCTCTTCTGCGCTCTGCTTTTCTCTGAGCGCTTTCTTGTATGTCGCTGCTTCGGAAGATGCCTTGTCGAAACTGTTCTTCAGACGAGCCTTTTCTGCTCTCTCTTTCGCAAGTTCAGCCATCAGTTCTTCTACGGTAGGAGCCTTATTCTCCTGCTCTGTGTTCTCAGCTGCTTGCGCCTGCTCAGTGTTTTCGTTCTGTTCCAGAGTTTTCTTTTCTTCCATTTCGTGTCCTTTCGCGTTTTTTAACGTGCTTCTCTGCAACTCTTGCGGATTGTTTATTAACGTCTCTCTTCTCTGGGAGACGAAAAAATGTATAAAAAAGAGAATCACCGAAGTGATTCTCGATTTTCTAGAAGTATTTAATTTGGCATCTGCAATTGATCAGTTCCTCGGGATGAGCCTCGCCCATCTCCCAGTCCTTGGGATAACGGAGCATTGCTTCTCCAACCGGGAAGAGTGCGTCTATTGGAATTATCATGCCGTCTATATGTGCATGTGTCTGCCGGACCCGTTCGTCATTCATTGTCAGCCACTGCTTTTGCGTCATGCCGAGTTCTTTGGCGATGCGATAATCATCGTAGTTGAAAATCGTATTCGCTTCATTTTCGGCATTGAATGTGGATCTGTCTTCCGAGAACCAGTAGGCTAACTTTTCTTCCTGATCATCGGTATATAGCTGCGCTTTCAGTACAGTGACTTGGATGAAATTCTCCGAATATTGCAGAATATAACTCTGCATCACGGTATCCGGAGAAGTGAATTCTTCCGTGAGTCTTAACAGGTCATTTGCGAGTTTATTTTTAATCGCCGAAACATTGTCATAGGCATTGCGCTTCAGAGCCATGAAGAGCAGTGCCAGTATTGCGAACAGGATTTCATCCATTCGTCTAGCGTATTGCTTTCTCATTTCTGCATCGAGTTCAGATAACTCCATCTCATCGAAATATCGGTCGATGTCAATGTGTTTCTGCTTTCTCTTTCCGGCGATTTCATTCAGTTTCTCGAATGTTGTGGTGCTGATTGCCAGTACGTTGAGTTCATCAAAAGCCAGTGGCATCAGACATCACCGCCTCTGTCATTGCCTGTACGGAATCCGTCAAGCGTAGGTGAGTTGACTTCCTGATCGGTAAGGTCTGACATCGTTCTTTTACTGCCACCCTCGGCAGGTTCTCTGCTTTGATTTCTCTCAAACAGTGATTTCTGGAATTTCTCGATGAGGTCTTTCGAATCGGCCCATGCCTGTGCGACATCCGGGAAGAGGTCGACTACCTGCATTGCAGTTCTGCCGTTGATGCCGGCTTTAATCATCGTGACCATCGCATTTGTCTTGGTTCCGAGATCAAACGTCTTCTGTCTCGGGAATTTCGGATAAATGTCAGATGTTCGCAGATCCATGAGGATATGGTCTGACGGCAGATATCCCGAATTCTTGATGGCAAGCAATTCAAGTTCAACCAGATCCATTACAGCGCCACGGATAATACTCTCCTGCTTCGTTGCCACAGCTTCTGTAGCTGTCCATCCGGAAGACATCGAGTAAGCAGTTCCTGTCGAACCACCGCCCGGCTCCGACTGAAGCGGTACATAGCACTTCTGTAAGATGACATCACGCTTATTCATGATGTTTTCCTGCGTACCGTTGTAGTTAAACGTACTGGAAAGCGCCTGTATCATCGGTCTGTTGCCGTTGGGAGCTGTCTTGGTCTGAAGCCATTGTCCCGATTTCGGTTTGACTTTCTCACCTGTAGTCGGATTTGTCGGGAATTCCGCATCATTCATCCACCAGATTTCCTGCGTGGCCTGCGCGACTGCATTGGCGTAGTCGGATACCTCAATGTTCAGAGCATCCATCTCCGAAATCTGTCTC